ATATACCAAATGTTTTTCTTTGCTTGTCGTTTATGAAAATGCCCACTGAATACTTTATCAAAGCCAGTAAAATGTTCACTACTAATTTCACCATGATCGGGCATCTCTACCATAGCATTCATGTAGAAACTTGGTAATTCAAAATGACCAAACATATATTTGCCAGATAATTTTTGAACTTTCTTATAGTCATCTTGTACAAGCCAAGGTGCAATAACAACATCACCTTGACTAAACCAATCATTAACGATTGTCACGTTAGGTAAATGTCTAGCCCATTCAACTGAATGAATGTCTCGCTTGTCTCTATAATAAAGGTCATGATTGCCGGGTATAAAGAATACTTGGTCAAATGAAGCACTTAATTTCTCAAGTGCTTGTAGACCAAAGGTCAATGTGTGAATATTAATACTAGCACGGTGATGATTGTAATCACCTAAAAAGAAACAGGTTTCACAACCCTCTTCTTTTGCTTTTTTAATAAACCAGTCTACAAAATTAGCACAGTCTTGATTGTGCTGTAAACTGTTGCTCTTAAGTCCAAAATGAATGTCAGTAAAAACTGCGGCTTTTTTGAAAAGGTTAGTCATTCGTATATTATATAGGAAACGGAGGTGCAAAAGCAACTCCGTTGGTTAAATTATTCTTCGTAGACGGTAGAACTAGTTCCAACACCTTGGCGTGACCAGCTTGGATTAAGCCCGTTCATTTCTAAAATATCATCACGGATATTTTGATTGCGCTTTTCGGTGTTCAATACACGACAGAAACTATTAGTAATAGCCGCTGTATAATATGCAAATGGGTTTGCCGATTTAGCTTCATTGAAACGTAAGCCAACATATGTAAGTTGTAGAATGGCTGAATTACGCATCTCATCATTGTATGTGTACCCGCGCCAATTAAACTTCATTGCGTATTTTTCACATAACATAATGTACATACGGGCAAGCTTGTTGGTGATATTTCCATGATCCTTACCAAACTCACCGTTTTCTAAATCACCTTTCCAATGACTTTTTCCGATAACTCTGAAAGTGTTTGTGCTATCTAAGCGGAAGTGCTGAAACGGCGGGAAGTTGACTTTAACATGTACCATGTCGTCAACTTCTTTAGCAGTAGTAGGATCTTCTAAGTCAGCAAAAATCTCATCAGCATCGCCCTCGTATTCAAAGATATCTTTAGCAGTTTTCTTTTTGTCTACCTTACGTGGTTGTTTGGGTGCGACCGGAATATGATCCCAAGTCATTACTCTAAACACTAAGTCTGTTGTAGGAATAGATATTGGATCAGTCGTGCCTTTAGCAATACCCTGCTCAACATCCAATCTTTCAGCACGATTTTCACGTGCTAACTGAATGTTTTCTGGCTTGTATGCGTATTCTAAGCTTTGGGGAATGCTAGCTTGGGGCATATCCACGATAAAATCATATCTATGGTCTGTGTCTGCTAGAAAAGTGCAATATGAGTTTTTGCTACTGTGAATCTCTTTTAAAATGTCTTTATTATTTAAATAATTTACTGGTTTTTTAGTTATGATAGTCATAAGTGGTTAATGTTTCCTTGTTACAATTGTAACAGAATTGTAGACAAAAAGCAACTATTTTTATTAAGAAAAGGTAAAAATAGCACTTTTTAGTAGCGATAAATATATTTAGTAAAGGTTTAAATATGGCAACGAATTATGGATTAACAGCACCTTCAGTAGCACCCGGCGAAGAGCCACTGGCTCAAACACAAAATAGTATACTGACTGCAATAAACACTGCTCCTGTGTCAAGCCCTGCACCGGTATCATATTCAATTTATTCTGAGGGTACCCCCAATTTGAATGCGATGTCTCTCAATCAAACTTCTAATACTCTCCCTGAAAATCCAAGTAATACTAATGCCGCACAAGAGACCCCAAATTTTAAAGTACCTGTATCGGGACTTCCTAGCAACGACTGGAGATTAACTCTAAAACTTGCACCCAATTCAACGTATTTGTATAACGCACCAGACCCCGGCATTTTAGCTCCTTTAAAAGGTAAAGGAGTAATATTTCCATATACTCCTTCTATTAACATGAACTATACATCAAATTATGAACCAACTGATTTGACTCATAGCAATTATAAAATATATCAATACAAAAATAGCAGTGTAGGTGAAATAACTATACAAGGAGATTTTACTGCACAAGACACAAGTGAAGCAAATTATTTACTAGCAGTAATTCATTTCTTTAGATCCGCTACAAAAATGTTCTATGGTCAAGATAAAAATCCACCAAACGGAACTCCTCCCCCACTATGTTATCTAAGTGGGTTTGGACAGTATCAGTTTGATAAACATCCGGTAGCAATATCAAGTTTTAGCTATCATTTACCTGCTGACGTAGACTATATTAAGGCAGGGGTGTTGACAGGTCCTGGTTCCACTCCTAGCCAAGATGTAAAAACTTCCGAACCAAAAACTAAGGTTCCTCCTAGCACCAAGGTAGCAAATTTTGTATCAAATTTTGTCAGTAGTAAATTATTAAGATTAGAATCGTCTAAGTTAAAACCAAACGCAAAAATAGCAGATCCTGTATTTAAGGCAAATCAAATTGAATCACCTACTTATGTTCCAACTAAAATAAGCATTAATTTAACTTTATTACCAATCGTCAATCGTTACGATACAAGTCAGCGTTTCAGTTTAGAAAAATATGCAGAGGGAACATTATATAGTGGTAGTTTATCTAACGACAAAGGTATTTGGTAATGGCATTATATAACGCATCTAGTCCATATCACGATTCAAGCATAGTGAATAATCAATTTTTGGATATTATGGTCAACAGACCTATACCCAAAGACCCTATAGATATGTATTGGGAAATAACTCAAACATATCATTTACGTCCTGATTTATTGGCATACGACTTATATGACAATGCTGGTTTGTGGTGGGTTTTTGCACAACGAAATCCAAATCGTTTAAAAGACCCACTGTTTGATTTTGTTGCAGGAACATCAATTTACTTACCTCAAATGGCTAACATAAAACCCGCCCTAGGATTATAAGATGGCATTTGAATTTACCGACGAACAACTAAAATGGTTGGGTAACGCAGACAAGCAAGACCCGTATGTTTTAGCACGTATGCCGGGACCAAAACCCCCGCCTAGTTATTTTACAAACCCCAAGGATCAAGCACTTGCAAAACAACGTTTTGCATCGGTGTTTGTTGAAACTGCGGAAATACCCGAACAACCTTCGGTGACTCCGGATCTTCCTGCTACAAATAACGAATTGACAGATGATGATTCAACCGACTCAACTTCTACTGCTACTATACCGGTTGCAACAGAACCGGTTGTAGCAACGGAAGAAGAATACACTCCTGGTATGCCCGGAGCCAGAACATATAATCCATTGAGTAGATTTAGTAGCTACAATTATCATATAACATTGTATATGATAACTCCAATGGCATATAGTAATTTTGTAGAAAATGGCAGTATTAATCCTTCAGGAATGTATATTGTCGCTGAATCCGGTGGTACAAATGCAGACGGAAAGAATCAGCGTTTATTCAACTTAGATTTTTATATAGATGATTTAACATTTCAAACTTTTTTAAACACCAAAGACACTGGTGGACCTAGTGTTGATTCTATTGATTTTAATTTTAAAATATACGAACCTTTTGGTTTTAATTTTCTAACATACTTAAAAGATGCGGCATTAAAAGTTGCTCGCTTAAGTACGCTTCCTGGAGCAGAAAAAGCTACACACCACATGCAACAATTATATATGATAGGAATTAAGTTTTATGGCTACGACCAAAACGGTGATTTAGTAACCAATGATTCACTTAATAAATTAATACCTAATTCAAAAAACGGTTCAAATCTTCAAGCTAACCCAGACAGTGGTATTTTTACAAGGTATTTACCAATAACTATCATTGATTTTCAATTTAAATTAGATGGAAAACTAACTGCATATGCAATTAAGGCTGCTAACGTGTCCGTTGCAAAAGGCAATGGCGTAGCCAGAAATCAAATTAAAAATCCTCAACAAGTGGTAGGGAAAAATGTCGAAGAAACATTGATGAATTTAGAAAAAGTTATAAACAAAGAACAAACCGATCAATTAGATAAAGAAGAAATTAAAGTTGCAAATAAATTTATAATAAAATTTGCTAATCCTAATTCTAGAAGTATTAAAGATGCTACAATAATTACTTCAGCCGAAGCACAGCGAATAAAATCAAACATTACTGGATTAAAAGAAATTAACGATGTTAGCCAAGTGAATGATAAAAATGCAAGTCAGGCACAACCAGATAACAATACCCGCAGTGTAAGTTTTGCTAAAGGTACTGCTATTACACAAGCAATTGAAAGAATTATTGCACAAAGTACTTTTATAACTAATGGGTTAAGTAGAAATTTAACAGAAGATGAAGAAAACGCTGATGATAACAGTAAATCAGGATCTGGTAAAAAGATGAAATGGTTTGTTATAAGCCCGATTGCAAAAATTATAGCTTATGATACTACTGTCAATGATTTTGCATATGAAATAACTTACTTGATTAATGAGTATAAAATACCTTTTGTAAGGTCTGCTTTTGTAAAAAATGTTGAAGGATATTATGGACCTCATAAACGATATCAATATTGGTTTACTGGAAAAAACACAGAGGTCATTAGTTACGAACAGAAATATAATGGTTTATATTATATGGATACACCGGTAAATCCTGAACCCGGAAAAGAAATGCCCAACACCGGTGGGTATGCCGCCCCATATAATACAAACACCCCGTCAAACGCAGATACTTCTACTATGTTTGAAAAGGGAGGTGAAGCTATTGGAAGTTTAAGAACTAACCTATACAATCCGGCAGATCAAATAACATCATCTATTACTATAATAGGTGATCCTGATTTTATCGTAACTACTGTTGGAGTAGACTATACTGCATATGAATCTTTTTACGGTGCTGACTACTCAATTGACCCTCACGCAGGGCAAGTGTTTATTGAAATTGACTTTAAACAAGTAATTGATTACAACAATGATACTGGTGTAATGGCTGCAAATGATAAATTGAGTGCATATAATTATCCAAAGTCTTTAAAAAATGTTCAAGGTATAACTTACATGGCAAAGGATGTTGTGTCAACATTCTCAAGAGGTAAATTTACACAAGAACTACACACTGTGCTTTGGAGCCCGCCCACAGACGATAATTCATCAACTTCTAACTCTGAATCAAATAGAGAAAATCAAAAAAATGCAGAGACAAAAAATAAAGATAATGCAAAAGGAAAATTGGTTGGTTTTTCTTCAGAAGAATCTACTGGTGGTGATTCTTCAGTTTTGGCTTCTAGTGATACTTCAACTGGTCGTGAATTTGGTAATTTGCCAGATAACTTAGAAAGTACGAACACTCCAACAACAGCAGGCGCAAAAATTATGAGTGTAAATTATCCATACAATCAAAGACCAGATGATGATAATTCAAGTTATGCATAATATTGTAATGATGGAAGATAAAAATGACTAATAACGTAGTAAAAATCAAAGGAACCACTTCTGCTAATAAACAGGGTAAGGGTGGTAGTATCAGTATAAACTATGCAGTAAAAGGTATAGTAAAGAACGTTATAGATGCAAACAGATCAGGAAGAATTCAAGTGTTCATTTCTGATTTTGGTGCAAAAGACGAGAACGCAGTAACAAGCTGGACTACAGTAAGTTATATGAGTCCTTTCTTTGGTATTACTCAGGGAGACAACGGCAACGGAAGTAGTGGTGAAGGCTCATTTAAAAACAACCATCACAGCTATGGTTTTTGGGCTGTACCGCCTGATATAGGAACTGAAGTCATATGTATATTTTTAAATGGTAAACAAGATTTTGGATATTATATCGGCTGTATTCCAAAAGTAGGATTGCATCACATGGTTCCTGGCATAGGTGCTTCAAGTCACATAAGTTCAAATAGTAGTGAAGCTGATAGTTACGGCGGTGCAACAGCATTGCCTGTTGTAGAATGGAATGACGTTGGTAATGACGAATTAAGTAATTTTCTTGATGTTAATCGTCCAGTACATAGTGCAGTTGCAGGACAATTGCAACAACAAGGTTTATTACGTGATCCAATTAGAGGTGCAATTTCAAGTTCTAGTATGCGTGAAACACCATCACGTGTGTTTGGTATATCTACACCCGGTAGACCTATATATAAAGGTGGATTGGGTGACGGAGTTAATGATACTGCTATTGCAGAAGGTATACCGAAACAAACAGACAGTAATCTTAAAGTAACTTCTCGCCGAGGTGGACATAGTTTTGTGATGGATGACGGTAGTGTAGAAGGACAAAATCAATTAATAAGATTGCGTACAAGTTCTGGTCATCAAATTACTATGAGTGATGATGGTCAAACTTTATTTGTGATACATGCCAATGGTCAGAGTTATGTAGAGTTGGGCAAAGAAGGCACTGTAGATATCTATTCAATGAACAGTTTTAATGTTCGCTCACAAGGAGATATTAATTTTCACGCAGACAACAATGTCAACATACATGCTGAAAAAAAACTTAACATATATGCTGAACAAATTAATATTCAAAGTGACAAAGAAACTAATATACGAATCGGAAGCGAATTTACACAACATACAGTTGGAGACCATACACTTAAAGTTGATAAGGGGTTGAGCATGAACTCAACATCAGATGCTTCTTTGGCATCAAGTGCAACAACATATATAAACGGTAGTGTTATTAACTTGAATACCGGTGCAACTTCATTAAACCCCGAAGCAGTAAAATCATTTACTAAAACATCGCATGTTGATACATTATCTGATAGTTCTAAGGGTTGGGTGGTAACCCCAGGAAAACTTAACAGTATAACCAGTCGTGCCCCTGCACATACACCTTGGGCAAATGCTAATTTAGGAGTTGATGTTCAAGTAAAAGCTTCTGCTAGCGATTCATTACCTAGCCCACCGTCAGCTCAAGTTGATGCAGTAAATAGTTCAGTTCCAACTAATCCAAAGAATCCTACTTATCCTGCAGTTGCCGCAACCGTACCATCAGCAGATTCAACAGGGGAATTAGATAAAGGTACAACTCAAGCAATTATTTCTCAACAAGCAGTGACCGTAGCAAACGGCCCGGCTAAAGATGCAGTTTCCGCAGGTTCTGGTGTAGTGGACATTAATGGTACAAAACAAGCAATATTAGGAAAATTAGGACAAACACCAACTCAACTAGAACAAGCTGGGATTATTAAACCGGGTAGTGCAGCCTTGGCCAATTCATTGGTAGCAAAAGGCAAAACAGTTGAGGAAGCATTACCACCAAGCTTGTTTACTGGGAAAGACGGAGTCAATAGTGTTTCAGATTATGTACAAAATCCTAAGGCGCAAGTGTCCGGTGCAACCACTATAATGGAAAACGGATATAGCTCTCTCAAATCTTCTGGAATAATTACTGGTAAAGAAAGTCAATCTAGTGTTGGTGGGTTGTTATCTAGTTCATTAACACATGGGTCAGACGCAACTATTGGGTTTGTTAAAGGATTAGGTACTACAACTCAGTCAACTAGTACCGGCGCTAAGATAAGTTCAAGTATTACTGATGGAAATTATGCAGCCAATTTAAATGAAAAATCTATGAGTTCAACAGGTACAATAGGAGATTCAATTAAGAAAACAACAACCTCAATAATTGATAACGCAAAAAATGCAGCCTCAAAAGGATTTGATGCGGTTAAGTCAGTTTTCAAAGGTTTTTCTGCTAATAAGCCCGTAAACTTAACAGTCGCTACAGCAGAAAATGATCCTAATTATAAACCGGCGTTTGTTAAAGACCCGGCAACAGGCAGAGATGTTAGAAATTTTAGCGATGCAGAGTTAGCACAAATGAAGTCTAATAACAGTGAATTAAACAAAACACTAACTGCAAGCATGGGACTTCAACCCGGCGGATCATTGTCTACTTCTTTATCTAACGAAGGATCTGCTCTTAAAAACTCAATATCAACTTCAAGCACCTCGGAAAGTTCTATGAGTGCATTGACCTCTCCAGCAAATAATTTAGGACTTACTAACGGAAGCGGGTTAAAAAGTTTAACTAATGGAGCGCCCGATTTGTCAGCATTAGCAGGTGCACCTAGTACAGAAAATTTACCGGTCAAATTGCCACAGAACGCACAAACTATAGCAAAATCTTCATCACCAACTGGTACTACATTAAGCAGTGTAACTTCTCCTGGATTAGGTTTAGGAGCATTTGAAGATGGATTAGCGTCATTGGGTTCTTTTGTTAACAAGGCTGATCCTGCTAGTTCAAAACCTAATTTAGGGGCTATACCCAAAGGTGGTGAAAATAGCACTGTTCTTCCTACTTTCGCCGTAGATACAGTAGACCGAACAGAACTTAATTCATTGTCAAAATCTTTACTGGGACCGGGGGTCGCACTACCAATCACTTCGGGCGGTGCATTGAACGTAAAACCATTAAGTGCGGAATCATCTGCCAAATATGATACTTTGAAAAAAGAATTAGACGATTTAGATAAAAACAAAAAATGGGACCTACAAACCGCAAAAAATAAAGCTGAAAAGAAATACGGAGCTGACAGTGCAGAATATGCGAGCGCCAATCAGGATTATAAGGATTGCATCAAACGCATTGAGGATATTAGAAAAGAAATGTACAGTTTGACTACAGGACAATAAAGGAAAAAACATGGCAATATATTATGGATTCTCAACACAACATATTAATTCAATTAGGTCTAACGATATACCTACAGGATTATCTAATTACAATAAGAAAATAGGTACTTCTTCAGTCGGGGCAAAAAAGTATAAAGTCACGGATGATGAATTAGTAATATTAGATTTCCTCAATGCGCTGAATATTCCGCAAGGATCAAAACCGGGAAAAGCTTCTTATGGTACAAATATTTGGAATTTTATATATGAGCCAAATACTCCTGATACCGTTGCATTACTTAAAGAAGAATTGTTAAGAATTTCTAGAATGGACCCAAGATTGATTATTAATTCAATTGATGTTTACTCTCAAGAAAATACAATTGTTGCACAGATTGAGTTGGCAATAAATCCAACAAATCAAGCACAAACATTGAGTATTATGTTTGACCAACAAACAAATACTGCTACGCTAGCTTAAAAACCGGTATTTTTATAACGATAAATATATTAGAGAGATACTACATTTATGGCCACAAGTTCTAGACAATCAACAATATTTGGTACCAATGATTGGAAAACCATCTATAAAACTTTCAGTCAAGCTGATTTCCAAAGCTACGACTATGAAACTCTGCGTAAAACTTTTGTAGATTATCTAAGAACTCACTATCCAGAGACTTTTAATGACTATACCGAGAGTTCAGAGTATATAGCATTGTTGGATATTATTGCGTTCATGGGGCAAAGCTTAAGTTTCCGTGACGATTTAAATACACGTGAAAATTTTATTGACACAGCAGAACGCCGTGATAGTGTTATTAAACTAGCAAATTTAATTGGGTATAGCCCAAAAAGAAATTTGTCCTCTGAGGGCTTTTTAAAAATAGTAGGAATTAGAACTACTGAAAATATAAGTGATATTAATGGGGCTAATTTGGGTGGTAGGACAATCACCTGGAATGATCCGTCAAATGGTAATTGGCAAGAGCAATTCAATACTGTTTTAAATGCGGCTTTAATTAATTCGCAAAGAATTGGTCGTCCCGGAAATACAACTACGGTGTTGGGAATTAAAACTAGCGAATATAGTATTCAAATACCAGCAGATGCACTACCTGTAGTACCCTTCAATGCTACAGTTAGCGGAACTACAATGAACTTTGAATTAGTTAGTTCCAGCACTGTTGGAAAAGATTATATCTATGAATTGCCACCAAAAGCAAACGGAATATTTAATATATTGTACAGAAATGATAACTTAGGTTACGGAGGATCAAATACCGGATTCTTTATGTATTTTAAACAAGGCACATTAAAGACTCAAAATTTTTCTTTGTCACAAAAATTATCAAATCAGATAGTCAGCGTAAACATTGAAAATATTAATGATAATGATGTTTGGTTATTTAAAATTGATCCTGTAACAGGGGAACTAACCGAGTGGAAAAAAGTTGATAATATTTTTAACAACACATATTCATTATCTAACAAGAATAATAACCAAGTATTCTCTGTTGGCTCAAGATTTAACGACCAGATAAATTATATATTTGGTGATGGTGTGTTTGGTGAAATACCAATTGGAAACTTTAGAGGATATGTAAGAGCAGGTAACTCACTTCAATATAATATTGATCCAAGTGAAATTCAAGGAACCGCTGTTTCTTTTAGTTATGTTAGTAAAACTAATAGAGTTGAAACGTTAACAATAACTCTACAGCTAACACAACCTGTAACCAATGCACAAACACGTGAACCAATATCAGATATTAAATTACGTGCTCCCACAAGATACTATACACAAAATCGTATGGTAAATGGTGAAGATTATAACGTATTCCCAAAAACATTGTACAGTAGTGTATTAAAAAGTAAAGCATTGAATCGTAGCAGTATTGGAACTTCACGCAACTATGATTTATTAGACCCAACTGCAAAATATTCAAGTGTTAGTGCATTTGCTGAAGATGGTGCATTGTATCAGAAAACTGACAATGAGTTTAGAACATTTACACTAGAAAGAGGAACAACAAGTGTGATAAGTTTTTTAACTAATAACTTGTTGTCTATATTATCTAACCATAAAATGTCACAGTTTTACATTTCTAACGCAAACAGATTTTCACCAACTACAAGAGATTCAATAACTGGTCAACCAATTTATAATGTATGGAAACAAACTTCATACAACTATACAAATATTACAGGTTATTTCAATATTAGTGATACTGCCGTACCTGTAGGAATATATACTACTGGAAATATGAAATATTGTACTACAGGAGCATACATTAAATTTATTGCACCTAGTGGATATGTTTTTCAAAACAATAAATTAATTCCAAAATTATCACAACCCGGAGACGTTACATATCTTTGGGCTACTGTTGTTGATGTTGTGAATGACGGATACAACGGAGGTTTGGGTAATTTAGCTTCTGGATTGGGTCCAATTACACTTAGCCATAATATACCATCAGGTTCAATAGTAGACACAATCATTCCGGTGTTTGATAATATTGTTCCTGCTATCTTAATTCAAAATGCAATAGCACGTTGTAACATAAATCAAAGTTTTTCTTTAATGTATAACAATTCATTATCATTGAATGATCCAAATAGATGGACAATTTTTGATTATTCAGAAACTAATTTCTTAGTTAACTTTAAAAGTTTAGGTAATGGTTTGTACTCAGTAACCAATAAAGCACTATCATTTTACTTTGGTAGTGTTAATGATACAAGATTTTCTTTTGATAAAACAAAGATTATATACGATCCACTTAGTGGAAAATCAACTTATGATACTATAAGAATTTTAAAAACAAACTCACTTCCAAGTTCAAATTCATCTTTCTCGTCTGATATATATTTGGCTGTAGTAGGACAACCAGTAGAATCTGATGGTTATGTGGATGATTATTCTGTAGAAGTTAGCATTTTAGACCCAGAAAATAATCAAATTATTGGTAATCCTGATTTTTTTGATGACGTTACTGCATACAAGAGTGTACCAAACGCTTTTGTGTTTGTTGAAAAAATAATTGATTACAATTTATTAAACAAATTCAAAATCATCCCTAGTACAAATATTGAAACCAGCTACGGTACATTGAATCAAATTCAAAATGTAAAATACTTATACGAAATAGGTCAGCGTTTTTATGCATTTTTAGATAAAAAATATTATCAAACTGCAATTGATTCTACTTCTGCTAATTTTATATTAGTAAATGAAATAAGTGGTATTTATAATTATTCAGGAAGACAAGGACTGTATTTTCAATACAAACATAACAGCAGTAGTACTTCTAGAATTAATCCTGCAACCACAAATATTATAGATATGTACCTTGTGACTCAATCATATTATATACAATATAATCAATGGATCACTGATACTACCGGTAAAGTTGTTGAACCAACTGCACCTACAATAAATGAGTTAGCACAAAGCTATGGTAAAATAGAAAATTATAAAATGTTAAGTGATAGTGTAATTCTAAACAGTGTCAAATTTAAACCTTTGTTTGGGTCTAAAGCAGATTCTGAATTACAAGCGGTAATTAAAGTAATTAAAAATTCAACTACTACCGCAAGTGACAGTGAAATAAGTATCTCTGTTATCAACAGTATCAATACTTATTTCAATATTAATAATTGGGATTTTGGGGACACGTTTTACTTTAGTGAATTAAGTGCGTATTTACATAGTGAACTGGGAGACTTTATAGGGTCTGCTATTTTAGTTCCAAAGAATCCTAAACTAAAATTTGGCGATTTGTATGAAATTCGTAGCGCACCTAATGAAATTTTTATAAGTTGTGCTCAAGTCTCTGATATACAGGTTATCACATCACTAACTGCAAATGAATTTTAAACCAGTGGAAAAACAATAATGACATCTCAAGTAAGAACGCTTAATTTTCTTCCTGAAATATTTAGGACATCATCTAACCAACAATTTTTAAGTGCAACACTGGATCAGTTGGTTACTCCACCTAAATTGGATAAAATAGAAGGGTACATTGGTAGAAAATTTGAATATGGATTAACTGCTAGTGATACCTATATTCCCGAAACAAATAGTATTAGACAACATTATCAATTAGAACCAAGTGTTGTCTTTACAAAATCAAATACTAGTACCGCAGTTGACGTATTAACTTATCCGGGACTAATTGATGCATTGGCAGCGGAAAATGGTTCAGTAGTAAATCATTCTAAATTATTTCAAAATCAATTTTATTCATGGGACAGTTTTGTTGATATGGACAAACTTGTTAATTTTAGTCAGTATTATTGGTTACCTGATGGGCCGGATAGTGTTGAGATAACCACAGACTTACTACACAATGAACTTCTTTTCATTGTAAAAGATGAGACAATTGATTATTCATTCACTGCCAATGACAAAGCTTTGGGTAAAAATCCTGAAATAAAATTATTACGTGGCGGCACATATACCTTTCAAGTAGACCCAGCTTCCAAAATGTACATACAAACTAGTCCTGGTATTTCGGGTGTTGATCCTGCTAGAAATAATGTAAGTTCTAGAGAAATATACGGAGTTGATGGCAATGGAAACGGTATAATTACTTTTACTGTACCTCATGTAAACGATCAGGATTCTTTTATATACGCAAACAGTATTTTTGTTGATTTGATATCTACAATACCGTTTGATAGCATTCATGGAAAAGCATTAAGTACATTTAAAAACTTAGATAATGTAAATATTTTAAATGATAAAATTATAATGTTTTATGGGTTTGCACCTAATCAAACCGCACGTATTGTTAATTTTTACGATGATGGTACTTTGGATAATCTTACTTTTGATTCTAGTACTCCCACCGTAGTTAATAACTATTTTTACAAAATTAGTTTAGTTGCAGATGAGACCGGAGATCCTTTAATCTCATTATCAGAGTACAAGCAAATACCAACCAATCAAAAAATAACTATTACCAATGGAAAACAATTTATTGGAAAATCTTTTGTACGCAATGAATTTGGAGAGATAATTTTACTACCACCAATCACTGCTAATTTAGACACCTTATATTACCAAGATTCTAAAAATTCTTTAAAAACAGGAACAATCAAATTAATTGATAATCAAGACAGCCACGCTATAAACATTGAAACTGGTATATTAGGAAAAAGAAATTACACTAGCCCGTTGGGAGTAAAATTTACTAACGGATTAAAAGTATATTTTACCGGATTGGTTTACCCACAAAATTACAAAAATAAAAATTATTATGTTGAGGGTGTTGGTTCTAGCATTTACCTAGTACCCGAATCAGAATTGTTAGTTCCAGAAAAATTTACTGAAAACGTATACAAATATTACGACACCGAAAATTTTGACACTTCAGGTTTTAGTGAAAGACTAAATGTTCCTGTTAATAAAGACTATATAACCATTAACAGAAAAGCACAAAATAGAAACGCATGGAGTCGAAGCAACAGATGGTTCCATATTGACGTATTAAAGAATACTATAAAATATACAAATGGTTCTATTGCTCAGAATGCATTGAATAATCAATTAAATCGTGCAAACAGACCTATCATAGAATTTTATCCAAATTTAAAATTATTTAATACTGGCACTGTTCACAAATCATTTGTTGATTTTATTGATACTGTTACTACCAATGTAGATTCTCAGATATTAGGTCAAACATCTTATATGATAGATACTAGTATACCGTTATTCGATGGTGCTAGAATTGTTTTTACAAAAGATAATAATATTGAAGTTAAAAATAAAATCTTTATTGTAAAATTTCAAAAATTATCGGTTAACGCAACTCCTGTTATTACATTAACTAATACACCGGAGGATGTAGTTCTTCCTGACGAACAAGTTGTATCCTTAAAAAACAATATTAATAAAGTTTATTACTTTGATGGTTCAAAATGGAATAGTTCTCAAGCAAAGACATTAATAAATCAACCTCCTTTGTTTAATGTTTTTGATATTAATGGTATTAGCTTTAGTAATCAATCATATTATAATGGAAGTAATTTTGCCGGTAGCAAGTTATTTTCTTATGCTATAGGTACAGGTGGCAACGACAGTGTTTTAGGATTTCCTATTAAATATAGCTCGGTTTCTAATGTTGGTGACATAAGCTTTAACGTTAACTTCAATAGTGACTCATTTAATTTTATTAAAAATACTATATCAACTACATATAAAATAACTGACGGGTATGTACATAATTATACATCACGAACCAAATACAACAGAAAAATAGGTTGGGAAACAGCAAAAGGAGAAAGTTTTCAGTATCAAGCATTTGATATTAACTATTTGATTGGTCCAAGTAACCCGTCTTTGATTTTTAATATTTTACCAGTTGATGATACAGCAACTCCATGGCCAATAACAAAATTATTTATTGATAGTGTAGAACAAACAGCCGATCAATATACTGTCACTAAATCAACTGCAAAAAATCAAACTACTATTAGTTTATTGAATCCTCCTAAAAGCAATACATTATTGCAGATATTAATATACAGCAATGACCCGTTAGACCCTAATGCATACTATACAATACCTAGTAATTTAGCTAACAATCCATTCAACGTAGATATTGAAGAATTAAGTTTAGGTGATTTAAAAGGACAATATCAAAGTATTTTCACAAATAGCAGAAAAATAACCGGTGATGTTTTTGGTTCAAATAACTTTAGAGATTCCGGTGATTTGATTCCCTATGGAACTAAAATAATTAGAAACAGTGCGTCACTAGTCAATACAGCAGTTTTTTTAAGAAATAGAGAATATAACTTAATTGATGCATTGACCTTTAATGAATATCAGTATATAAAATTTAAACAATTACTTTTGAATACCGTTGACCAATCAGATTATACACCTTATATGTCAGGTGCAACAATGTTAGACGATGCTTTACAACAAATTGCATCTTACAAGCAAGAATCTGAAAGCTTCTTTTGGTCAGATATGCTTCCGGCAAGAGCACCCTACATTTCAAAGAATTATGTTTTTAATACATTTATTGACACCAGTTTCTTCCCATTAAGCAGAATATATGATTTTGACAACGCAAATTATTATTCAGTGTTGGTATATTTAAATTATGTAGAGAATGGAATTACAACCTCAGAACAATTGGTAAGAGGGCGTGATTATATTGTAAGTAAAACAGAACCTAAATTACAAATTACAAAAGATTTATTGCCTGGACAATCAATAACTGTCAACGAATACAATAATACATATGGTAGTTATGTACCAAACACACCTAGTAAATTAGGATTGTGTCCCGCATTTGAACCAGGCATTGTGTTAGACAATACTTATTTGATACCTACATATTTTATTAGAGGACATGACGGGTCTCTTACTAAGTTATACGGTGACTATCAATATAGTGTACTAAAAGATTTTAAAGATAAGGTTTTATTAGAGTTCGAAACACGCATCTATAATAATATTAAAGTAAGTGCTAGTATACCTATAAAAGAAGAAGATATTATTCCTGGATACTTTAGAAACACTGGCAATTCATTAGAAGAAATTCAAAAAATATATACAGGTAATTTCTTGGATTGGGTTGGAAAAAACAACATTGATTACGCTAATCAATTTTATTCACCTAGCGAAAAATTTACTTGGAACTACGCCGGCGGTGTTGATAAATTTGGTAAAAGAGTTATTCAAGGATTTTGGAGAGGTATATACCTGTGGTATTTTGATACTACTACCCCGCATTCTACACCATGGGAAATGTTAGGATTAGTTAATAAACCTACATGGTGGGACGGTAAATATGGTGCGGCACCGTACACAAGCGAAAATAAAGTTCTTTGGACAGATATTGAAGCAGGAAAAATCAACGGAACTGTAAACCCTGCAAGAGCAAGACCAAGATTATCAAAAATATTACCGGTTGATAGCTATGGTAATTTAAAAAATCCATTTACTTCTGTTGTAAACGAATATACTGATGCTGTATTTGATAAAGATTGGCAAGTAGGAGATATGGGTCCGGCTGAGTACAGTTACAGAAAGAGTAGCAATTACCCATTTGATTTAATTAAAATTCTTGCACTAATGAAGCCTGCTAAGTTTTTTGCTTTAGCACAAGATTTAGATTTATATGCGTTTAGTTCAGAATTCAATCAATATATGCTAGACGGATTTCAACATGATAATAAAATTCCGTTACTATATGGAAGTGGCACGGCTCAACACAGTTACATGAATTGGATAGTTGATTATGTACAAAATACAGGTCATGTAGGATACGATAAAGTTAGTTCATTGTTGAATAATCTAGATGTTAGACTTACATATAGAGTCGCTGGATTTACGGACAAAGAATATTTGAATTTCTATCTTGAAAAATCAAGTACCAATTCAAATAATGCTTCATTGTTGTTGCCTAACGAAAGTTATAATGTTCTACTGTATCAAAATCAAGTCACTAATATAATTAGATTTAGCAGTATTATAATACAAAAAACTGCTGCCGGCTATAAAGTTTCTGGTAATAGTCAAACACGTGCATATTTTATAACGTATGTTAGTAAAAACACCGGTAATACTAGCTATGAAGAAATAACAGTAAATGGTATAACTGTAAATATACCAATTTTATATGAAAAAACTATAACGTATGTACCTTATGGTATTGAGTTTACTAGTCCACAAGAATTATCTGAATTTATAGTTAATTATGGTAGATATTTAACAGACCAAGGACTTATTTTTGAAAATCAAGAAAATGGTTTTATTTTAAATTGGAATCAAATCGTAGCAGAAGTCTTATACTGGGTGAGTGCAGGATGGGAAAACGGCAGTTTAATAAATGTCAACCCATCAGCTAACAGATTAGTAATTGATAAAGAAAATTTAATTGTACAACCACTTACATTGCATAATCAAAACTATGCACTAAATCAAAACTTATTTGCAATTAATATAAGTGACTTGGGAATTACTAGAGATGGTACAAGATTCGAAATCAAACCATTAAATGACGGTGATACTATTGCATACTTCACTGCACAAATGAGTTCGTTAGAACACATCGTTGTATTTGATAACAAATCTTTGTTCAATGATACTATCTTTAATTCACAGACTGGCTTACGTCAAAATAGATTGTTCCTTAGAGGTCTAAAGAGCGCAGAATGGAATGGTACAATGAATGCTCAGGGTTTTATATTAAATCAAGACAACATTGAGGCTTGGACATCAAATATAAAATATACTAAAGGTTCAATTGTTACGTACCAAAACAAATATTGGATGGCTAATAAAGTTATACCCCCTTCACTAACATTTAATGTGAATGATTGGATAGAAACTAATTACGCACACATTCAAAAAGGATTATTACCTAATGCAAGTACACGTGCAGCCGAAAGTGTTTTGTATTATGATATTAACAATGCTAATTTAAAAAATGACGGAGACGTATTAGGATTTTCGTTAATTGGATACAGACCGCGTGATTATCTTGCGGCTAGTGATTTATCAGATATTTCACAAGTAAATTTATTTAAAACAATGATATCTGAAAAAGGAACAAAGAATATCATTGATGCTGTTCAAAATATTAAGTTAGATATTGGTCCTATCACATATGATGTTTATGAAAACTGGGCTATAAAAACTTCTGAGTATGGCGGTGTTGCAAATAAAAACTTTATAGAAATTGTTTTAGATAAAAAGTTATTGACCGGAAATCCCAATATTATTGGAATTGTCAAAGATGTTCCAGAAACATATTTAATGCAAACAATACCGTTATCTATGCCCAATGGTAATTTTAGTAATTTTGGTGTTCCGATAACCAGTACTAATATTTTACCAATAAAAACAGGAGATAATTTAGAGTTACTGCCAACTGCTGGGTATGTTAATTTTAATGATATTAAAATACATAGTTTCCTTTATGAAACACTAAACAACAACGCAGTAAGTATTAAGGACCTATATCAAGGTGATTATATATGGTTAGCTGACGAACTTAGCACTTGGACAGTACTAACTCCAGTACCAATGGGGACTATTAATAATGTTCTAAGAGTTGTTAATGTAATTAATAATTTGAATGGAACTTGTTCTATTGTTTTTGATAATTTTCATAATTTACCAATTTATGCTACATTTATGATTATCAATTATGATGCTAGTGTTAATGGATTTTATAGAGTTAACAAAGTAATTGATTCAAACACGGTGCAAGTTGATTTATCATTGCCTGCTAGTACTAGTGCCATCACAGCTACTGGTATATGTGCAAAATTTCAAAAACAACGAATTGCTAGTACAAAATATATTTCTGATTTAAAATTAATAAATGATGGTGTAGGTAATCAAAAAATTTGGGTTGATGGTGACAGTAATTCTAATTGGACAGTTATACAAAAAACAATAAATTATAAGTTTATTGATACGGTAAAATTAGGTTCAACTCAACGTTTTGGAGAGTCTATTGCATATGATGATGATGCAGGAGTATTTGTGGGTGATCCGTCTTTAGGAACTGTTTACAGATATGCACCGTTAAATCAATTAAACACCGTTAGTTCATACGAATTAAAAGAAACTATCAACCTTGGTTCAAATTATGGAACTGCAATAGCAAAGAGTAACGATATATTAGTAGTAACTGCACCTAGTGACGCCTCTAGTAAAATTTACATTTACGCATTGCACAAAAGCAATCATACTGCAATAAAATTGAATCAAACAATTACTATTTCAGGTAAAAAAGTTGGAGAGACAGTAGCTTTATCTGGTGATAAAAATTGGTTGTTTTTTAGTTCTATAAATGAATCTACTGTATATGTTTATCGATTAGATGAAAAATTAACTCGAACCTTGACAGGATATTCTACTGCATATACTATAAAAGCAGGTGATACTAAGTTTACCGTCTCCGGAGACCAATCAGATTCTTTGGGTCACGGTGATAAGGTTTGCTTTTCATCAACGGGAATTTTTTATACCATTGAAGTTGCTACATACAATTCAGCTTTAAATTTAACAACATTTTTCTTAAATGGATCATTTAAAACAGACATTGATTTAGCCACACCAATATATAAGGCTACATATATCTATTCAAGCATATCATCTTTAAGTATAGCTAATGTTATACCTGCTTGGTCAAGTTTAAAAACATATTCACCAAATGATATTGTTTATTATAATGGATTTACCTACATTGGTATCTCTCAATCAAACAGTAATAAAAATCCAAGCACACAAACAAGTGATTGGAAATTAAGTAATACTGATTTTGGAAGAACAATCTCAAGTAACTATGATGGTACTAAAATATTCATCGGAGCCCCAACTTTCGACTTTACAACCAATCTTTATAATATGGGTAAAGTTTACGTATACAATCGCATAGTTCAACAAGCTCAAATTGATACTAACACACTTACTTGGACTGATAGAACTGCGCCATTGGCTTGGACTCCTGTTAACCCAATCAGAATATATAGAAATGGGGTTTATTTAGAACCAAATACAGACTATACCGCATCAACTAATACAGTTACTTTTAAATATACTTTAAATATAGCCGCCGGCGACATAATTACAGTAAGTTCTGGTGATTTTGTGTACACTCAAGAACTAATTCCATACGACTATTCAACTAGTATTCGTTCAGGAATATTGTTTGGTAATGGCTTAGACACTAATAAATTTGGTACTGAAGTTTTAGTTGGCTCTCCTATAGACATTTCATCAGACAATATTGAGGGTGCAGTATATAGATATACACATGAGGGCAAGAGTTATGGCACACTAACTGGCACTAGACCGGTAACTTTGTCATCTCCTGCTACTATATTGATTAATGGAATAGCTATTAATTTACCGGGCACGGGTATTAATGATATTATCAATACTATACAAAATGTTTATTCTGGTAGATTATATAACATTGGTGCAGAAAAGTTACCTAACAATTGTTTAAAACTTTATTTAAAGTTTTCTGTTACTAGTAGATTAAATGAAAAACTTGAAATAACTGTATTTGATAAATCAGTTATTGATAGTCTAGGTTTTTCCGAGTATACTAAAACTCAAGTAATTCGTGAAGTGCATGGCGTCACAGATCCTTGTCACTTTGGTTACACAATTAAATTTAACGAATACAATTCATTTGCTGTAAGTGCAACTAAATCAAGTAAATTTTTACCTACAACATTTGACTTTGTTGATGACGGTAACGCCAACAATGATACATACTTTGATAATAACTTTACAAGATGGGTAGATTTTTATGCAGGTGTAGGAGCAGTTTATATCTATGATTACATACCTGAAAATAATGAAAATTTAAATAATCTAGGTAAGTATGTGTTCTCACAATCATGTAATGATTTGACAACCAATAAAGGAAAAAATACTAATTATGGAAAACGTTTAGTTTTTACTAACTATAATTTGGTTATAGGTATTCCTGATTATTTTGAATCATCTTTCCCTAGTTTGGGACGAATCACTGTTTATAGAAACTTGTCAAAGACCCCTAACTGGAGCCCTTACAGAAAACCGGTAGACTATGTTGATATTGATAAAATTACCGGAGTGCAATTATATAACAATGTAACCAATGAAAGATTAGTATCATTAGATTATATAGATCCACAACAAGGAAAATTACTAGGAGTTGTTACCACTAACCTAGATTATATTGGTAATATTGATCCCGCAGGATATAATGTTAGCAACAGAAATAATAAACAAGTTTGGGCATCTGATTATATTGGTAAATTGTGGTTTAATACATCTACGGCAAAATTTAATAGCTATCATCAAGATGACATATTGTATAATAGTTCACATTGGGGCACTGTTTTCCCCGAGAGTACAGTCACGGTATATTCTTGGATTGAAAGTAATGTCACCCCTGTAAATTATGTAGGTAACGGAAGACCTTATAATATAGAATTATACTCTACTACAGTTGAAGTTGATAACACAGGATCACTTGTATTAAAATACTATTTTTGGGTTCGTAACACTAATATTGTTTTTACAAATAAAGGAAAAACACTGGCTGATACAAACTTAGAATTGTATATTGCTAATCCTATAACTTCAGGAATACCTTTCTTTGCCGCATATAAGCCAAATGTATTTGGATTATACAATGCAGGAGAATTTATAAATGATGTTACTACTAGTTTATATATTGGATTTAGTACAAGCAATAATGATACCCCTGCGTATAATGAGTTTAAGTTAATTCGTGCAGGGTATGAAGATGATTTTATTTCTGGGTTGCCGTCAATTTATGCACAAAATACTAAACCTGAAGCTTTGTATGAAAAATTGTTAGATAGCTTTGCAGGTTTAGATAGTCAAGGTAATGTAATCCCTGACATCAATCTACCTAAATTAATGCAAACAGGTGTAGCATATAGACCAAGACAAAGCTTGTTTAAGAATAGATTAAAAGCTTTAAAAAATTACTTTGGATATGCCAACAATGTTTTAAAACAACATCCAATTGCAGAATTCAGAACTCCAAGTTTATTGGGTTCAAGCAATACTTCTAGTAGCACAGTAAGAGTTCCCACATTGTTTACAATTTTAGGGTCTGATTTTGATACAACAAAATATTGGGAATATGTTTACTGGTGGGCTGAAGGATATAGTGTTAATACTAAAATTGACGTTGAAGTTCCTAAGTATTATGGACTAGCAACATTAACTCCTTATACAGGAATGATTGCTGGCGTCACATCTAATGGTGAGGGCAAGCGTGAAGTATACGCACATGACGGCACAACATGGAATAGAGTTGGTTTAGAACAGGGCACTATTCAATTACTTGATTCATTATGGGATTACGAAAAAAATAAAATAGGATTTGACAACAATTTCTTTGATTTGAATGCGTTTGACGCTTATCCTTCAATGGAAACTCGCTATATTGTACGTGCTTTAAATGAAGAAGTATACACCGAAACATTACGTGTACATCGCAATAAAAGTTTGATTTTAATGTTTGAATACATTGTAGGGGAAAACACTACATCTCAAAATAATTTAACATGGTTAAATAAAACTTCATTAGTTGATGTACATCATACTTTACGTGAATTAGCACAAGATAAAAATTATAAACGTGACAATCAAACTTTCTTAGATGGGTATATTAATGAAGTAAAACCGTATCGTGTTGTCATTAAAGAATTTTTATTAAAATACAATGCGTTAGATTCTTATACAGGTCAAATAACTGACTTTGATTTACCGGGAAGATACGACAATAAAACTATTAAATTTATTACACCTAATTTAGTTTTTGATGCAGTAAGAGATAACGGGCAGTTCTTACCTAATGATTCTATTTGGACTGATAGTACTTATTCTGACTGGTACAACAATTACGGATTATCACTTACTGGTAAAAAGAATTACCCTATAACTACCCTAGCCGCATATGTAGATTTGGTATCTGATGAAATACATTTAACCGACGCTTATGGTTTTCCTGTAATTGGTAGAATTAAAATAGACAATGAATTCATCGACTATTCAATAGTTGATAGAAAAAATGGAAAGTTGATGAATTTAACTAGAGGAGTAAATGGAAGTAAAATAGCAACTCATAATCCACCTACTACTGTCTACATAGATTTACCAGGAGTTGTGCTGTTAGATACTGGTAGAAATTATATTGACCCTCCAACAATCAGCGCAATAGTTGATACTTCTATATATCCTGCACCAACTAGACCGGCATTGCTTGAACCAGTGATGAGTAATGGAAAATTAATTGATATTATTGTACTTGATCCAGGAGCTGGCTATACAAATAAACCAGAAATTTTAATTCAACCTTCAATTACCGTGTTCTTTGATAGTAACAATATTAATTATCAAGAGCATACAATACAGATTTCTAAAATACCATTAGTCACCGGAGATGTAGTTAAGTACACAATGGGACCAAATACAAATGGTATTTCAGGATTAGAAAACAAAAAATATTACTACGTCCGCGTAATTAATTCAGATTTATTGTTCCGCAAAAATTCTGTAATTGCTTTGTATAAAACTAAACAAGATGCATTAGTTGATAACCATAGAGTAGTATTGGTGTCAAACTATTCAACCATTAAAAATAAATTAGAAGTAACTGCACGTGCAGTGCCTATAATTTCAAATACTCCTACAAGAGAAATAACTACTACAATAAAATTTGATAGAACTAGTTATAGAACCAAAGTAGAACCTTGGATTTCTGGTGAGTTTTATGGTAGTATTGTTACAGCTACAGGTGCTGAAAGCAGTTTAGGAACATTATTAGATTATGCAATACCTTACCCAGGACTTATTGCAAATAGTGACACCAAAGGTGCAGTATTTACCGTCTTTAATATATTATTAAATTATACATATGATGTTCAAATTACATCCACTGGTACTTTATACAGTGTAGGTAACACACTTACAATCAAAGGAAATAATTTGGGAGGAACTACTCCACTAAATGATTGCGTATTGACAGTAACTCAAGTTAGTGGTATAGGTGAAATACAAAAAGTAACAATAACAGGAACACCGGCAACTGTTACACGAATTAGCAAACAAGAGGCTGTGCTACCAATTACTAATATAACCTCAACTAACACAACCACAGCAATTGCAAGTAGCGGATCTTTAGTAGGAAACACGTTTATTGCAGGCGGAACTTTGACCAATACTTTTGTCAAGGGAATGACACTATCCGGCGGTACTATACCTGCAAATACTGTTTATATTACTGATGTGGTAGTGAATACTCTTAATGTTACGTGTTCTGGTGCAAAAACTGTTCAGTATATTGATGGTATACTTCCGCAAGTGGGAATGGTTGTTACAGGTGATACGGTTCCAGAAAATACTAGAGTTACAAAAGTATTAGGCAAAACAATTACTCTGTCAGCTAACGTACCTGCTAATAAAAAATTAAAGATTGTTGCTAAATTCTACAAAGTTAACACAACATCTGCATCACCGAAGACATCAATAGCAATTACCGGAACTATTGGAAATGCAGTAGTTAGCCTTAATTATGGTAAAACTAATTTAAGTCCTGGACAAATCAAAGGTCTTGAATTATATTTTTACAAACTTAAAACACCATATACTTATGTTGATTCACGAAGTGGCGGAGCAACAATAAAAATATACTCACCTAATTTTTCTGTGCAACAATTAGAAAACAAATATTTTATTGAAATAGTTGATTCTGGTACAAGATATTCTTCAGGTGATGTTCTTACAATCAAAGGAAGTTTGTTGGGTGGATTAGACACAGTTAACAACCTACAAATTAAAGTAATTTACACAATCTTGGGTGGTATATCTTTATATGAGTTAGTTGGAATTTCTAGTAAATCTTTTAACAAATTCTATGTAAAACCTTTAACTAGTACTAACATAGCATTGTACTATGATGCACCACTGCAAAATCCAGTATTGTCTTATGATTTTATACTGTTTACTACTAACGATTATGCGTTTATTCCCGAACCAATTTATATAACTTCGGGACATACTCGCAATATATATAGCCTAGTAACCTTTAACAACGTTTTATATCGTTGTGTTGCTAGTAATAATGACACTACGTTTGATTTTAATAAATGGGAAATAGTTAAAAGTGATGACCCTGTATTAAACGCATTAGACCGAACTATGGGGTATTATGCTCCTACAGAAAATATGTTGGGTAAAAATTTACCTATGTTAATTTCAGGTATTGACTATCCAAATAATACATATTTTGGTCAATCTTTTGATGATAACACTAACGTGCTTGATACTGTACTTAAGGATCAAATTTTTTATCCAAGAAACATATCTCTAAGAGGTGTTACTTTTGGTAGTAACGGGGTATTTGTTGCATGTGGCGAAACTAATGACTATTCTATTATTCTTATTAGCTATGATAATGGTGAAAATTGGTCACTTAATAAAATCAGTAAGACCAAATTAGAAGTACAAGATATTGTTCATCATGATGGTCGGTATGTAGTCGTAACACAAACACCAACTTCACCTATAGTAATTAGTAATAACCTAGTGTCTTGGATCTCAGCCGGTGATTTTACACCATACGACTCATCTAATTTTGATATTACTCCGTTTGATAGTACTTCAATTTTTGCACCAAAAGATAAACTTAACAGTGTATCATATCACAACAATTTGTATTTTTCTGCTGGAAACGAAGTGATAACAAGTCTTGATAGTTATTCTTGGAAATCAACATTTAATTTAAAGAGTAAACTACCTCAAGAATTCAAAAGAATATCATACGTTTCGTCTCTGGGTTTTGATGGTTATTTAGCTGTTGGTTACGGTACAATTACTGCGGTTGAAAATACTATGACTACACTTCAATCAACCTCACGTGTTTTTAGAAGTTTAGATGGATATACTTGGGAAGAAGTTTTACCTAGAGTAACTACAAGTAGTTTAAATGTATTGATATCCTCAGGTAGTATTATTATAGTAGCCGGTGATGATTGTAATGTCTTTACTTCAAGCAACACTTACCATTGGGTGCAGGCAACTATTAGTGATAGTAACACCGATAACTTATTAAATGGTACATTTGCAAACAACACATTTGTAATAGTTGGTGAAAATGGTAGAATCTTAGTAAGTTATGATGGTGTTAATTGGGATGGTATGATATCTAATACCAATCAGAGATTAACTAGTGTTAGTTATAATGGGACTCATTGGATTGTCGTAGGAGACAATGCTACTATTTTAAGAAGTGTTGATACTTTTGTTTGGGAGAACGTTTCTCTTATTAAATCAGACCAAGATTTTTACGAAATTAAGGGTGATTCGTTCATGTCTGGGTATGGTCCGGAAGAATTAATTCCTGGTGCAATAACAGACACGTTAACTATGACAGTTATTACACGTCCCGGAAGTACTTGGTCTGCTGCCGACTTTGGATATACTGGTTTTACTGTAAAATCATTTACACATAAATTGACAGAAGAAAATATATACTTTTCAACTATCACAGAAAACCCAGCACAATTATCAGTATTTTTAATGGATAAGTCTAATAGTTTTGGAATTAAAGTATATCCAAATATAACTACAACCCTAACAAATCAGTACACATATACTATTGATTGGGTACAACAAACAATTGCGTTAAGTGCATATGATGTTGATATGCTAAATGATGATACTAAATATTTGCATATTGAAGTTTACGAGTTTGGTAACGGTAACCAAGAAATAAGAAGTAACTCACAAAATATGCCAATGCGTATAGATCCAATTTCTAAACATACTGAAATTTGGCTTGGTTATGCATATGACGAAGGAACATATAACAACCCTGTTGTTTATCACAACGGTGAAAAGTTGGTGTATTTGACTGATTATGTTGTTTCAACTACCACTACAAAAGAAGCTAAACTATTATTTTCAACTGCATATCATCCAAGCAATGATTATTTAAGTTTTGTAGTAATGGGTCCTGCAATATCAGAGGTTGAGGGTAATGTTGCACACAGTATTCCGGAAACACAAGTTTTTGTATATCCTGATGATTTTGCTTCACCATTTACAGTAACATTATTAAACTATGTAGAATCAACTAGCAATGGTTATTCTATAATTGTAAATTTTAACGGACTAAGATTATCTCCTAGTTCTGATTATATATTAACACTTGATCCAACATCATTAATAGGTACAGTTACTCTTACTGGAATTCAACCAACCACAGGAGATATATTAAGTGTAACATCATTTAATGATACTCGACACCAATATTTATTGACTGAGGTTGTAAATACATTAAAAGTAAATCCTATATTCTATGTTAATACAGACAAGGGAAATTTAGCAATATCTATATCATCGGCTCCTGAATTTGTAACTGGAGACCTGATTTTAATTGATGGTATTATTGGAACCACACAATTAAACAATCGTTCATTTTATGTTAGTATATCAGATACCGTTTACATAGAAGATGGAACAAGTTTCTACTCGCTAAGTTTATATTATGATTCTGTACTGGTGACACCGGTAACTGGAAAAGTACTTACAAAATACATCTCAGGTGGTTATATTTGGAAAGCTTCTAATATTCATCAAATCAATCAACCTGATTTTACTTTGCAAAATACAGATAGACTATATGTAACATCAAACGGTAAACGCATTGATAATTCTAGATTGAGAATTAATAATGACAATACAGTTAATATTTTAGAAGAAATTAATATTGGTGATGTTGTTATATTTACTAGTATGATTCCTACGCCCACACCAAATAAAATGATTTATGTGAACCAAGTAGATAAGAACGGAGAACAATTAATTTATCGTGCTAATTTAGGAGTATCGACTTGGTTAACTAAAGATTTGGAAATGTTGGATAATCAAATTTATGTTGAAAATGTAGCAAGAGTTATAGATTTAGTAACACAATCTGTAGTAGCAGTCAAAGTTGATAATTCTATTGCATGTTTTGTGAATTATGCGGTTGAAACAATTAAAGAAGTTGAGATATACAACACTTCTACCTTGACAAATATCAACCCGTCTAATATTACGTTGTCTATTAAGAATTCAAGACCAATAATTTATATTAGATCCGGAGTTAGTGTAGGAGATAATTTAAAAGTATCACTGCGCTTGGGGGATTTGATTAATATTGACGGTGAAATAATTAGCTATAAGAAAGTCAATACTGCCAACAATACTATTTTAGGAATTACTAGAGGAGTCAAGGGTTCAGGAGTAAGAAAACTACACTCACAATATACAGTTGTTTCTGGAATTAAACCAACAAATACACTATTCAGCTATTACTATGACCGTACTTGGAACAGCGAGATATATTCTGCTGAGGGCGACCCGTTGCAAGTAAGCGATAGTTTCCCAGCTAACTTCTTGCAGGTCGGTACAGAATAAATGATAAATAAACTATTATGAACGAAAAACCAGAAAAAACGGAAGAAAAAGAAGTAAAACCCAATGAGCAAAGCGGGTTTTTGTTCAGTTCCTTTCTCAAAATTACTGATCCCAATACTAAGGAAATACTAGTCCAAGTCAGAGGCGATAACTAATGTCAATTCAAAACATGTTAAAAATTGAAGGATTTGTCAAATTGACAGACCCTAACACGGGTGAAGTCTTGCTAGACAAGAAAAATGCTATCCATTATGAGAACATCTCCCAAGCTATTGCAGATTCACTTAGCAATCGTGGATACGGTGGAATCTATAAAATGGCGTTTGGGAACGGTGGTTCAAGCGTTGATGACACTGGAATTATCACATATCTGCCCCCAAATACAGTGGGTGTGAATGCTAGTTTGTACAATCAAACCTACACTAAAATCGTAGATGATACTAGTATTTTAAACACTGACCCCTCACGAAACAAAATGGTTATTAGTCATGTCACTGGTAAAGTTTACACTGATATTGTTGTCCAATGTCTATTAGACTTTGGTGAACCAAGTGGACAAACAGCCTTTGACAATGGCACTCAAATTGAATCATTATATACATTTGACGAAATGGGTATTCTAGCTGGATACGGTATGGATTCGTCGGGTAATGAGCAAACAAGACTACTAACTCACGTGATTTTTCACCCAGTTCAAAAAAGTTTGAACAGACAGATACAATTGGACTACACGATCAGGATTCAAAGCTTGACAAACGTAGTGACAATTTAAGATAAATATTTAAAGACTCTGGAGCAACAAGCAAATGGCATATACAATTATTAGAAGTAACGGTAGTACGTTAACTACTATTCAAGACGGTACAATCAATACTACTAGTACCAGTCTAGGATTACCCGGTCGCAGTTATTCGGGTTACGGGCAAACCTTCAACACAAACTTTGTTCGTCTTGCTGAAAGTTGGGCTAGTGGCAGTCCACCTGCTAATCCTTTAAAGGGTCAGTTATGGTTTAATACATCCACTAATACATTAAATGTATGTCCAGCAGACGGTACAACTACAGCAAGTTCTTGGTTAACATTAGCAAGTACAAGTACAACAGGTACCGCTACTCTTGCTAACGTAGTAGTTACTGGTAATCTAAATGCTAATAATGTGAATGTTGGTAACATCATTCAAAGTGATATAATTAATGTTCGTTTAGCAAACGTGTCAGGAACAGTAACCGCTACTGTCGGTAATATAACGTCTGCTAATATTTCAGCTTTAAATACTCGCACAATCACTTCAGGTTCAGCTACTACTTCAGGAACACACACCGGTGATTGGCTATATTACGGTAATGCTTCAGGAAATGCTATAACTGTTGTTAATGGTAATCTTGCATTCTCACCCTCAAGTGTAAACGGTATTAAATGCGACAAGTATATGTACGCAAACGGGGTACAATTCAATCCATCAGGTACATATACAAACGCAAACGTTGCTGACTATTTGACTGGTGCAAATAGTATTTCACAATTTACAGGTAACATTAGACCTACAATGGTCACTACAACAAAACTTGCAGGTGGAGGCACAGTTGCTGGTGTATGGACATTAGAAGCTGGCGCAAAATTTCAAGCAACCTTCGCTGATATGGCTGAACGTTATGAAGCTGACCAAGTATATGATGTTGGTACAGTTGTTGAATTGGGCGGAGAAAAAGAAATTACCGCTGTTAAAGATGATTTAAGTTCAAACGTATTTGGTGTTGTATCTAATAGTTACGCATATTTATTAAATGAAGGCGCCGGAACCGATGAAACACACCCTGCAATTGCACTAGTTGGTCGTGTCCCAGTTAAAGTAATAGGACAAATTCATAAAGGTGATCGTTTGGTTAGTGCAGGTAACGGGCACGCACGTTCAGCTAAACTTGAGGAAGTAACCGCGTTTAATACTATCGGTAGAAGTTTAACTAATAAAACATCAGATGAAGCCGGTGTAGTAGAAGCTATTGTAATTATAAGATAAAGGAATACAGGTAATGGCCTATCAATCATCCGGGTTAATTCAATCTATTGATTTTAACAATTATGTAGGATCTCCTACAGGCACGACTCCTGGTACAATAAACAATATTTGGGGTACAGGTTACGGCAAATATGGATATGGTCAACCTGCGATTAGTCAAGTTGGTACTAATGACATTGTTACATCAGCACAATGGACTAATCTTATTAATGCAATTACAAAAACTAGCAATCATCAAGGAACTTCAGTAACTACAATTCCTTTGACTGATTATGAAGTGGGAGATATTATTTCAACTAGCCTTCAAGGTGGAACAAATAGTATATTTGCACTTGACATTGCCGCATTAAACAGTAAAATGAATACCGCGGTAGCACAAGGAACTAATGTTACCACAACCGCAGTTAACACTACTCCCTGGAGTAATCAATTAATATTTCTTTTCACTATTAGTTTTTCAGGTCCAGATCAGGCCAGATACTTCTTTAATGCAGGCGGTCAGATAGCTATTAACTTGTCTCACCCAACAGGTTCAGGAATTAATCCAGTATGGAACAATTTGTGTGCTCAAACAGGTACGTTAATTATTAGCTCTCCTAATACAGGCACTGTATCTATTGCTGGTACTAATTATACTGGTTTTACTAAACTGGGTGGAGGTGGTGGTCCTTTAATCAATACTTCTAATTCTGGTTATTATGGGTTAAATTCTACTTGGCAAAATATATTCAAACAATTAGGTACTTCAGGACTATCACAGTATCTACAAAGCTATGTGTCAGTTAGTGCTAAAACAAATGGTACTAGAGGTGGAAACGGTGATGCAGGAAGCGTAATTAATATAGCAGTAAAACTTGACCAAGTTCCTGATGGCGGAAGTACATTATTAACTTCTGCTGGCACATCAGCTGGAATTACAATGCGTTATCCTAGCACCTCATATTTAACTAGTACTTGGGGAACACCGATAGTTACGTATCAAGCTGGTCCACTTATAGCTTACGGTTACGTATAAAATAAAAACCCAAGCATATGTCATTATAAATACTCGGACGGAGTATTACTATGGATATTGGAAATTTAATCGCATCAGCTAGAACCAGATTTAACCACAATTCTGCTAAAAAATACCTAAAAGAAAAATACGACAGTAAATTAATTATTGCCGAACAAGGTGGATTATGGAAAATAACACCTGAATTAATTGCAGTTCTAGCAATATATCCATCCAAAACCTTAATTTTAGAAGATATGTACGGTAACCCAATAACCGTAAACAAAAACGCCTTTTTAAGTAAAGCCAGCTCATTGTATGATTCAACAATGGCTGCATATCAATCTGAATGGGAAGAACTAGAGAATAAAAGATGAGCAGAGGTGCTTTACTGTTTGCATTCAACACTGATACTGTTGATTATTTCAGTATGGCTGTATACACAGCAAAGCGCATTAATCATTTTTTAAATTTACCAGTTACAGTGATAACAGACAGTATTGAAAATAATTTAAATCAAGAATATCGATTTGATAATATAATCTATACTAACAGCGATAAGTCAAACTTTAAAGAACAAAAACTTTGGATTAACAAGGGTAGATACGAAGCATTTGAATATAGTCCTTATGATGAAACATTGCTATTAGATAGTGATTACATTGTTAACTCAGATAAATTATTGTCATTGTTTGATATGTATGATGACTTTTACTGTCATAACACTACTGATTTTTTATTTTACTCAGATAAAAAACAAGAAACTATTGGAAAATATGGTTTTGATACACTTTGGGCAACTGTACTTCTTTTTAAAAAAACCAAAAGAGTAAATCAAATTTTTGAATGCATGAAAATGATTCAAAATAATTATGACCACTATATAAAATTATATGGTATGTACAATACAATGTATCGTAATGATTATGCATTGGGCATAGCACATCATATAGTGAATGGTCATATGAATAACAAGTCTGATTATATTCCTTGGGATTTACAACATGTTGGAAAAACTGTATTAGTGACACCCAATTCGAATGAAATGTTCAACACCTCATATACTATAAAAATTAATGTGGATGAGCCAGATAACCAAAGAAACGAACGTATCATAGTTAAAGATTTTGATTTTCATATGCTTGATAAAAATAACTTTGCGGAGTTAATCAATGGATAAGGGTTTTGTAATTATGGCACAAAATACAAAAAAAGTAAATTATCTAAAATGTGCCAACGTTCTTTCAGACAGTATTAAACGTGTAATGCCAGACGCAAACGTCACTATAATCACCTCTGATAAATTACCTTATGGTGACCTAGCACCAAAGAGTACTTGGAAGTTAATTAACGATTGGCAAGTATACGAAGCTAGTCCATATGAACATACTATCAAATTAGAAGCAGATATGATTATACCAACCAGTATTGATTATTGGTGGGAAATACTTTCAATAAAAGATGTTGTAGTATGTAATACTATTAGAAACTTCAAAGGTGAAATATCAGATTCTAAGTTTTATCGCAGATTCATATATGATAATGAACTTCCCGATGTTTATAATGCTATCACTTATTTCAAAAAGAGTGAGTTTGCAAAAGACTTTTACGACACAGTTAGAAGTATTTTTGAAAACTGGGAAGATTTTAAAAAAATATTAAAATGTAATGTAAACGAACCTGCAACTACTGATTGGGTGTACTCATTAGCTTGTCATATACATGGAGTAGAAAATACTACTATACCTGCGTTTACTGATATGAGCATGGTGCATATGAAACAATACATTAATGACTTGTCAACTGAAGATTGGACAAATGAATTAGTCTATGAGATACTACCAGAATGTTTTCGTGTCAATACTTTTGTGCAAAATTATCCATTTCACTATCATGTGAAGAAGTTTTCAAGTATAATAGAGAAATCATATGGTTGAATTTAGATTATACCATGCCAACGGTAAATTCCTTTACTATTCTTGTGAAAATTTAGAAGGTGAATATATTGTAATTGATAAAGACACCTATGCAATAGGTGACCCTAATGTTAAAATAGTAGATGGTAAAATTGAACCCATAACATACGAGATACAGTTGTACAAGCTAACTAAAACAAAAAAAGGTACTATGTGTCCAATAGAAGATATAGCAATCGTAGTAGATAAATCCTACAAAGGTAGAACAAACAAATATTCGTATGAACAAATTAAAAATTGATGTAGCAGATTTAGATTGTATCTATCTAAGTTATGATGAACCACAGAAAGAAGAATTCTGGTTAAAAATTAAGAACATGATACCCTGGGCACGTAGAGTTGACGGGGTAAAGGGCAGTGATGCCGCACACAAAGCGGCAGCAGAAGCAAGTGATACTGAACGTTTCATATTGATTGACGGTGACAATATGCCTAACATGGAGTTCTTTAATCTAACATTAGACTTTACTGATAAACACGAAGATTTTCAACATGCACAGTATCGTTGGAGAGCAGTTAATGCCATCAACGGACTACGTTACGGCAATGGTGGCATGAGTTCATGGACAAAAGAATATGTTATGAACATGCGTACACATGAAGCAAGTGATGGTAACGATACACATACAGTTGACTTTTGTTTAGATTATAACAACAGTTTGTATTGGAGTATGTACGATTGCTATTCAACAACATATCCTAACTATACACCTTTTCAGGCATGGCGTGCTGGATTCCGCGAAGGTGTAAAGATGTGTTTAGTTAATGGATGTAAACCAGACATAGAAGATTTTAAACGCAATGTGCCTGGACGTAATTTCAACAATTTAACTATCTGGCATAACGTAGGTCTAGATGTAGATAACGGTGATTGGGCTATATATGGTGCAAGATATGGTACTTATATGACAATGCTAGAACATTGGAATGCAAAAGAAGTACAATGGTTTGACAATCTAGCTAAACTTTGGGAACATATAAAAGATGTAAACCCTAGACAGAATGCAGAAAGCATCGGAGAACACTTAAAAGATAAATTAGGACTTCCTATTTGTACACTTAGCTCCGAGCAAAGCAAGTTTTTTAAGCGTCACTATAATAGTGACAAACACAATCTAGGTCCTCTAGTGCGTGAGATAGATGTAATACGAAAAATAGAAGGCTGGTGATATGACAGAAGAAGAAAAATATGCACGGCATATTAACAAAACACGTGATGAATTAAACGAAGTTAGTCCTAGTTATTGTGTAGCTAAATGGAAACAGGTCACACTACATTTACAGAATGGACACACTCATAGCTGCCATCACCCAGGGACTCATTTAGTTTCTATAGATGAATTGAAGAAAAATCATACGGCATTGCATAATACTTCATTTAAGAAACAGCAACGTAAACTAATGCTAGAAGGTGTTCGACCAAGTGAATGTGATTATTGCTGGCGTGCAGAAGATGCAGGTAATATCAGCGATAGAACATACAAGAGTGCAGATAACTGGGCATACGAACATATTAACAAACTTCCACAAATGTCATGGGATGCTGACGTTGATCCTAGCTATGTTGAGATTAGCTTTAGTAATGTTTGTAACTTCAAATGTAGCTATTGCAGTCCTAACATTAGCAGTCAATGGATGGAAGAAGTTGAACGTTATGGCGCATACCCAACTAGTAATAAATTTAATAATTTAGAATGGTTAAAACAAACTAATTGTATCCCTATTCCTAACAACCAAGAAAATCCATACGTAGATGCATTCTGGGCATGGTGGCCTACTATGTATAAAGAACTAAAACAGTTTAGAATTACGGGCGGTGAACCATTATTGAGTAAGAACACATTTAAGGTTCTTGATTACATTATTGAGAATCCTAATACCAATTTAGTATTCAGTGTTAATACTAACATGAATGTTCCTGATGATTTGTATAATAAGTTTATTGAAAAATTAAAAATTATTCAAAGCAAGGGTAATATTCAACGATTACATATTTTCACTAGCGCAGAAGCATACGGGAAGCAAGCAGAATATATTCGTCATGGTATGAATTATGATATATGGTTAAAGAATTTAACTAGAATGATTACTGAAGTTCCTTCTGCGGGTATTACTATTATGAGCACATATAATATTTTAAGTATCCCTACTTACAAAGAATTTTTAAAAGATATACTTGATATAAGATTGCGTTACAGAGATTTAGCATATAAAAATCATAAGATTCCTGTAGAATTAGACATGCCATACTTGCGTCATCCCCCGCACCAAGCAAGTTTTATCATACCTGAAAACTTGTTGCATTATGTAGAAGAACAATTGGCATTTATGAATGAGCATGTTGAACCTTCTACTCCTGGACAAGAATATACTGGTTTTTATAAACGTGAAATATATAAATTACAAAGAGTATATAACATCATAAAAGCAGAACTTGATTCGGGCAAAGACAATACAGTTAATCGCAAAGATTTTATACTGTTTGTAGATGAACATGACCGCAGACGAGGAACTAATTTTAAAGAAACGTTTCCTGAATTAATAGAGATGTATGCCGAATGGAAAAAGTTATTGACATAAAACGCCGAAAAGAATTATTTGACCAGGGGTACTGGGAAATACCTGATGGATTAAACACCTCTACATTTAACTTCAATTGGAGACCCGACCCAGTGGATAGACCGTATATTCATCAGTTCGGGACTCAGTGGCAAAAAACGGGTGGACCTAGATTTGTAATTCCTGAGAATGAGGGTATAAAATATCAGAATAGTCAAATAGCAATAAAAAATTCCGATCATAATAATCGTTGCTGGAGACCTTTGTTGCCAAACTGTACAGTTGACTTTAGTTGGCATCCTGATGAAACAGAACCTCCTTATATCTATGTATTTCGTAATCAATGGTATGATATACCTACATATCAATATCGTGTACCTGGAGCAACAGATAAAAAATATATAACTAGTCTCAATGCATATTTGCTTCCTGAAAAAGAAAAATGGGAGACACCTGATGATATTGATGCTAGTAGTTTTGATTATAGCTGGCGCCCCCACCCAGACGAACCTGCGTTTATATATCAGTTTGGTACGCAGTGGCAAAAGACAGGTGGACCTAGATATATTGCTGAGGGTGCGACTGATATAAAATATTTAGATATATTAAAAGCAAAAAAGTTACCTAATATGCGTAACTGGCGAATGCTATCAGAGATAGATACTGATAAATTTGATTTCAGCTGGCATCCAGATGATACTGAACCACCCATGATGTATGAGTTTGGTACACAGTGGCAAAAAGCGGGAGGTCCTATCTATGTTACTAAAGGTAGCACACAGAAGAAATACTGTAGTGACCAAGTTGCTATCAGAATAGCGAAAGAAGATAGATGCTACAGACCATTAGTATCAAATTTGCAGTTTGATTATAGTTGGCATCCCGATCCTAATGAACCACCATACATATATGTGTTTGGTAATCAATGGTATGATGCAGAAGTAATGCCCACACTACTATATCGGGTGAAAGATGCAACAGAAAAGAAATACGTAACAGATGTAAAAGCCAGACTAACTGAAAAGATGGATAACTGGGTTACACCCGACGATGTAGATTATACTGTATTCGATTATAGTTGGTGCCCTCATCCCGGTGAGCCTCCACTAATACATCAGTTTGGTACACAATGGCAACGTACCGGCGGACCGTCATATGTAGCACCCAACGCAAATGGTATAAAATATGAAACTGCAATCAAAGCAGTTAAAAAACCAAACATACGAAACTGGCGCATTATAGAACCTATTGATAAAGAAACCTTTGACTTTAGTTGGCATCCTGATGCTACTGAAGAAAATTACAATCATGTGTTTGGAACTAAGTTTCATAGTCCTGAAGTACTACCTGCATTAATGTATCGCGGGCATGATGATGCTAGAAACAACAAGTACAGCAATGACTTACAAGCAGACTTGCAAATAGAAAAAGTTACATATGAGGACAGTATATTTGACGCATGTAAAGAACATAAGTTTTCTACTGCATATGCACATTTCATTAAGAGTACAGATAGTAATTATGCACATGATTTAATTAGTGCTGAAAATATCAGTGTACATTTGTTTCCTAGTGAAGCAATCGTTCCAAGACTTGCGGTTCAATATATGTATGACAAACTATCGGATTATGATTATGTGGTCAATCATAAATTTGATGAGACAGTTGAACCATTAGATGTTATATTTGTTAGTAACGGTGAAGCTTGTGCCGAAGAAAACTATGAACATCTATTATCGCTTGGTATTTTAAATAGAATCATACGCATTGATGGTGTAAAGGGTCGTGTGGCAAGTCAACATGCGGCTGCTAATGCTAGTAACACACCTTGGTATTTCTTAGTCAACGCTAAATTAAAAGTCAGAGAAAACTTCAACTTTAATTGGCAACCCAATATACACAAGTCACGCAGACATTATATTTTTACTGCCACTAATCCAGTAAATGGATTAGAATATGGACATCAAGCAATAGTAGCAAACAATAAGAAACTCACATTGAGTACAGTTGTTCGTGGCTTAGACTACACAATGGATAGCAAGACTGAAGTATTGTCTGTTAATTGCGGAGTTAGCACATTTAACACAAGCCCCTGGGATACTTGGCGTACTGCATTCAGAGAAGTTATTAAATTAAAACATTACACAGACAATGATTCTAAGCGTAGACTAGATGCTTGGTTGATTATTAAAAATGGATTATTTGGTGACTACTGTATCCGTGGTGCAAATGATGCTGTTAAATACTATGATGAAGTTGATGGTGATATGAGCAAACTTATGTTATCCTATGATTGGGAGTGGTTAGAAACTATTTACATAAATAATATGAAGAAGTAAGGATTATTTTATGGAACTAGTAAGATACAGAGATGCGGGTATGACTACATATACTTGGTTTTATGTAAACGAAAAGAAACATTGTATTAGTCCTTTTTTTGATAGTGAAGAAGAAGCCAAAGACTGGTTAGATTCAATCTTTGATAAATCGGAAGAGTAAGTTTTTATGTTTGAAAATTGGCATTGGGTTTATATGTGGGGCATTTTAGTTGTAGTTAACTATATGTTTTGGATAGTAAAAAGCGTTTGGTGCTGGTGCAAAACTAAATACTAGATGCGTATAGATGAAATCACTGCTTATCACGGAACAGATGCAAATATCACCAGCTTCCGTCCATTAAGTCATTTTGGTAGCGAGACTGCCGCCCGTGATAGAATGGCTTATAAGAAGATTAACGGTAAGATTTATCAAGTTGAACTAGACATTAAGAACCCAGCAGTGATTAAAGACTTTGCCGGAGTTCATGCACCAACACAGTTTGCGTTTGCATTAAAGAATGCAGGTATCATCGACCAAGACGAAATGATGACAGTGACTACATTGGCAGGCAACCCCGAAAAGCAAACGCCCATTTTGGTAAAGTTACTAGCAAGCAAAGGCTATGATGGGTTAGCATACAAAAACCGTTACGAAGATAAAGGGCATATCAGTTATGTTATCCTTGATCCTAGTCAAGCCAAAATAGTTGACAATGGTCAACAATAAATATATACTGTAAGTTATTGCTGTATGAAGCAAAGAGAAAAGTGTTCTGGACGGGGGTGCGAATCCCCCCAGGTCCACCATAAGGAAGTTTGTGAAACGAAAAAGAAATTTTAGAAGT